GACGCGCAGCGCGAGCGAACGTGGCGCGCCAGACCGATCCGCGCAACCACGTCTACTGGCGCGCCTGCCGCGTCTGTCGCGACGACTACCCAACACAAGTGAAGCCGACGGATGGCGTTGCGGTCTTCGACGTCTGCCAGCGCTGCTGCGTCGCGGATCTCGCGTCGCTGATGCGGAGCCATCCTGCGACGGTCGTGATGCTTCCGTCCGTCCGGTCGATGCAGGACAAGCCGCAGGCGATCGCGGAGATGCCGAAGGGGCTTGCGTGAGCGCGGTTTCCGAGTCGCGCGCGATGCTCTTCAAGCTCTGGTTAGGACCGTGTCACGAGATGTTCGTCTTCGAAGGCCGCGAGATTGCGATACACGCAAGCGCGTCGCTCTGGGAGGTCGACGGGCGCTATACGACGATCGACGATGCGTGCGATGACGGCAAGCGTGCGATGGCCGAGATCCAACGGCGTCGCGTCGTCCGTCGCTTGACCGGTCGCGACCCCGAGGAAGATCTCGTCATAGGGTAGCAGACCATAGAGGGGCCTCTCATAGGGGATACATGAGCAGTAAGGATATCACTGGAGCGATCGACGGACACGCCCGACGTGCGCGCGTCGCCGAGCGACTGACGGGCGGGAAGCCACCACGCGAGTTCGCGATCGACCTGACGCCGAACAGCACCGCATCGCAGGTCTATCTCGACGGCGTCGACATCGGTGGTCTTCTTACCGGCATCTCGATTAAGAGTGGCGTCGGCGTCCCGACCTGCGTCAAGCTAGACGTCGCGCATGGGCAGCGCGCGATCGTGCGCGCGAAGGTTCCCGAAGCGCAGGTAGTGATGCAGGTCGCGGGTAGCGACTACGGGCTGGGCTCGTTACAGGAGATGGTGATGCGCGTCGCGAAGCGCGACGGCCTGATCGTGACAGAGCAGTTCGCGCGGAATCTCTCGACCGCGATTCTGAGTGGGTTTATCGATGACGGCGACTGACCGACGCGCGGCGATGCTCAGCCAGCTCGAAGCTCTCGACGAGGCGCTGACGCGGAAAGCCGAAGCGAGCCTGGAGTCGTTCGTCGAGCAGGCGTGGGCGGTCATCGAGCCGCATACGCCCTATACGCACGGCTGGCATATCGGCGCGATTGCGGAGCATCTCGAGGCGGTCGTCGCCGGGCAGATCAAGCAGCTCTTGGTGATGGTCCCTCCGCGTATGTCGAAGTCGACGTGTACGAGTGTCTGCCTGACGCCGTGGGCCTGGATTAAGCAACCAGGACGCCGCTTCATGTTCGGGAGCTACGCTGCTGCGTTGTCGACCGAGCAAGCGGTCGTCTCGCGGCGTCTGATCGATAGCGCGTGGTATCAGGAGCGGTGGGGCGATAAGTATCAGCTGACGACCGACCAGAACATCAAGAACCATTACGTGAACACCGAAGGCGGCGCGCGGATTGCGACGTCGGTCGAAGGCGGCGTGACCGGGCGCGGCTGCGACATTCTCGTACTCGACGATCCGCACAACCTGAAGCAGATCCATAGCGAGGCCGAGCGGTACAACGTCCGTGAGACGTTCTACAAGCGCGGCTGGCACAACCGCGTGAACAATGAAGAGACGGCTGGCCGGATCTGTATTATGCAGCGCGGCCATCCTGACGACCTCGCGGCGTTTCTCCTGACGATCGGATACGAGCCGTTGCTCTTGCCGAACGAGTATGACCCGAAGCGGAGTCGGGTGACGAGTCTCGGCTGGCGCGATCCACGGAAGGTCTCGGAGGAGTTGATCTGCGCGGCACGCTTCAGCGCGCGCGCGACGGAGCAGATGAAGCTCGTCAGCCAGGCTGACTACTCGGCGCAGTACCAGCAGGAGCCGTTGCCTGAGGGCGGGCGGATGTTCCAGCCACGGTGGTTCAAGATCATTACGGCGACGCCGCTCGACGTCATCCGGTGGATACGCTTCTGGGACGTCGCGGGGACGGAAGGCGGGACCGGCGCGCGGACGGCAGGCGTCAAGATCGGGCGGACGGCTGATGGCCGCTTCGTGATCGCGCCTGGGATTATTACCGGACGCTGGAGCGAGGACGGCGTCAATCAAGTTATGCACGCGACTGCGGTCCTCGACGGTCCGACGGTCTCGATCCGCGAGGAGCAGGAGCCTGGGAGCAGCGGGCTTGCGGTGATCCGAGCGCGCTCACGGTCGCTCGCCGGGTACGACTATCGCGGCGTGCGTGCGACCGGAGACAAGGTCACGCGCGCGCGTCCGCTCCGCGCGCAGGCCGAAGCGGGGAACGTCGACATCGTCGTGACATCCGACGCGGACGCGGTCGCGTGCAAGTTGTTCATCGACGAGTTCGGGACATTCCCATACGGCTTAAAGGATCAGGTCGACGCGACGAGCGGGGGCTTTAACGAGCTGGCTGGCGTCTCGTCCGAGATCTCGATCTCGACTGGCGCGCCTACCGATGCCGGGAAGTCGCGGGCCCAGCTCGACGTCGATGAAGCCGAGCGTGCCGAAGAAGCCGAGCGCGTTGTCGCCGACGCGATTGCACGTGACGGCGTCCACTGGCCCGGGGGTCGCTAGCCGTTCTGCGAAACCTCTCACGTTATACTCGCCGCTGAAAAGGCGTCCGGGGGCGTGGGGAGGATTACAGGATGGGCTTGTTGCCAAACGACCTCGGACGCCGAATGCAACTTGCGCGGCGCGCGGTCACGGGTCTCATCAGTCCGACGGCGTCGACAGACGCGTACGGATTGCTCAGCGGTCTCTATCCGGCGGCCGGTCCATTACCACAACGAGGAACAAAGGAGCTGCTCGACGGCTACAGCACGATGCCGTGGCTACGCGCGGTCTCGCATAAGGTCGCGTCTGCGGTCGCGTCGACGAAGTGGGAACTGTACGCGCCAGCGCGGTCGAAGCGCGCGCGGACGTTCCAGCGGGCGGTCGGTCCGTCGCGGCTCGCGCTCTTCAAGGGCGCGAAGCGGGATGGCGACCTCGTTGAGATCGAGAACCATATCCTGCTTGACGCGCTCGACAACGCGAACAGTTATCTCGTCGGGCACAGTCTCTTCCTCCTAACGCAGATCCATCTCGATCTTGGTGGCGAGAGCTTCTGGATTAAGGAGCGGAACGGACTCGGCGTGCCGGTTGGCTTCTGGCCGGTTCCACCGCACTGGGTGACGGCGACGCCAACGCCACGGCGTCCAGTCTTTACGGTCAAGTGGGCTGCGTGGCAGGGCGATATCCCAGCGACAGAGATCGTCTGGTTCAACGATCCGAATCCATCGAATCCATACGGACGCGGCTCGGCGCTCGCAGGTGCGCTTGGCGACGAGCTGGAGACCGACGAGTATGCTGCGCGGCATACAAAGATGGTCTTCTTGAACCGTGCGCGACCGGACATGATTATCTGGCCGGAGTCGACGAAGTTCGATGGTGGTGAGATCAGCGACACGAATGCGCGTCGACTTGGCGAGCAGTGGCGCGCCGAGCACCAGGGCTTCTGGAAAGCGGCGCTCCCGTTTTTCTCGACGCGGAAGCTCGGCGTTCACGAGCTGAGTCAGAACATGCGCGACCTACAGGTGACGGAATTGCGGAAGCACGAGCGCGACATGATCGTCCAGGTCTGGGGCGTCCCTCCGGAGGAGCTTGGGATCACGGAGTCATCGAACCGCGCGACGAGCGAAGTCGCCGAGCATCTCTTCAAGAAGAATGTCGTCGTCCCACGGCTTGAGCTGATCCGCGCGAATCTCCAAGAGCGTCTCGTTCCCGACTACGACGAGAACCTGATCATCGACTACGTGAGTCCGGTCCAGGCCGATCGCGAGCATGAGCTGAAGGTCGCGACAGCTGCGCCGTGGTCGCTCCGCGTCGACGAGTGGCGCGAACTCTCAGGGCACGAGCCGTTGCCGAACGACGAGGGGAAGGTTTTTATGATCGACCTTCGGCAGCAGCCACGTCCGGATCTTGCATACGAGCCACCGAACCTGACGCCGACAGGGCAGGCGACGGCGTTCGATACGCCGGTCGACGAGGGGAAAGGGAAGGGCCGCTATGACGCCGAGATCGATCGCGCGTTTACGGCGTGCGTTGACGCCGGTGACGTTGCTGGGCAGGAGGCCTTTAGGAAGGCGCTGACCGACGATCCGGACGACCTGCCTGAGCTCAGTCGTCGGTGGGCGCGGAAGGAGCCAGCCGTCCGGAAAGAGATCGAGGCGTCGCTGACTGGGTTGCGCGCCGAGACGACGATCGCCGACCTGACGCGTCTTCTGACGGGATCACTGAGCGACAGCGCGGTTCTCGGCGCTGTGCCGATCAAGGCGTGGGCAGCCGACGCCGAAGTCGACGCGCGCGAATGGCTCGCAGAGACGTTCCTGGTCGGCGCGAAGGTCGGCGCTGAACAGGCCGGGCTTCCGACGCGCGCGCCGCATCCGGTCTTTAACGTCGTGAATCCAGAGGCCGTCTCGTGGGCGCATCTACACGCAGGCGAGATGATGGTGGACGTCTCGCTGGCGACGGTTGCCGGTGTGAGAGCGGCTGTCGCGACTGGTCTTGAGCTTGGCTGGGCACCTGCGAAGCTCGCGCGGCTGATCCGCGAGACCGTCGGATTGACGGACCGACAAGCGACGTCGGTCGTGCGGTTCGCCGAACGGCTTGCAAAGGACGGCGCGCTCTCAGACGACGCGCTCTTTGCGCGAACGGAGCGGTATGCGTCCGCTCAGCGACGTCTCAGGTCGATCACGATCGCGCGGACCGAGCTGGCGAACGCGGCGAGCGCCGGGCAGCAGCGTCTCTGGGACGTCGGCGTCAAGGAGGGCGCGATCTCGAAAGAGAAGATGGTCAAGACGTGGATCGTGACGCTCGACGAATCGCTGGAGGCGCGCTGCGAGGCCCTTGGGCATGAGACGGTATCGATCGATGGAGAGTTCTCGAATGGGAAGCAGGGGCCACCGGACCATCCGAACTGTCGGTGCGCAACTGGGTTACAGAGAAAGACTGCGTCGAGAAGCGTCGAGAGGCCTGAGCTGCGCCTACGCGAGATCGTAGGTGCGGCGATCGCGCCGCTTCACGATGCTGTATCGAATTTGATCGACACGACGCGGCGCGTGTAAGACGCGGCAGCGTCGGACGTACGGCGAGATCTCGTGGGACATCATCGGCTGACCTGGAAGGTGGGACA